CCACCTATTTTTCATTGCATTGATTAAAAGTTGGAAAGGTCTCACAAACAAACCACTAATTACAAATTTACCAACTCTAGCAGCAAGTGAACCAATAATTCTAATGACACCAAATATTCCAGCTTTTAATAAGCTAAATGCTCCAAGACTACCAACTAAAAATCCAAAAGTTTTTACTACACTCTTACCAATTTCTTTTAATTTTTCTATATTACCTTCTGCTGCCGCTTTAATTGCATCAATTCCTTGATTAGTAAGCCAACCAAGAAATAATATACCAAGAGCATCCATCACTCTACCAAATACTGAAGAAACAGTTTTCTGGATTTTTTGAACTGGTTCAGTTAGTGCTGCCTGTATTTTATTTTCTAGTTGTGTTTCTCCTGCTGATCTTATTTGTCTTTCTGCTAATCTTTTTTGATATTCTTCTTCTGCTCTAGCAGATGCTTGCTCTAATCTACTTTCTGAAGCAAGTCTAGTTGCTATGGAATCGATTCCACTTCTTACAGTCTGTATCTCTGAAGAAATAGAAGCTAAACTCGATGAAATTGTTGTTAAAGTTTCGGTATTAGATTCTAGTAATTCTTCTCCTCTATTACTACCAACATCTGGAGATGCTATTGGACCTATTCCTCTACCTCCACCAAAAGCAGATCCAGATACGCGCTGGACTAATCCACCCTGAAGTGATTTGGCTAAAGGTGAGGAAATGACTGCCATTTAATTAACTATTTTTGTTCTTAAGATTTTCTTCCTCAATATACTGTTGAAGGAGAGAAACATAAATTTCCCTTTCCCAAGGTATCATATTTTCTAGTTCTGTCAATGAATATTTATGATGCTGAATGAGGGCAAAATTAGTTTTATAGTATGACTCAAGGTTTTCATGAGCCATACTTACGCGAAAAAAGCCGATAGACCCTCCAAGAGAACTTCACTCTCAATACCAGTATTTGGATTCTTAATATTAATAGTATAAGATAATTTTGGCATAGTGTCAAAGAATTTCTCAATATCTTTAAATTGATTTGATGTTAAAGTCTCAACAAAATCTTGCAATTCTTTTTTAGTGCAGTCACTTGCTGCCCAGGATTCATCTTCATTATAAACTTGCTCGATGCAACTACAAATTAGATCAAAAGTATCATCTACAGTAATTGCAGTTTCCGATCCAAAATTAGCTTTAATGAATTCATTAAGTGATGGATATCTCATACGAAGAGAAAGACTATCATCCAACTTAATATCTCTTGTATGATTGGGGTCAATCTTAACTTTAATATCATCTAGATCAATACTCTTTGGAACCTGTGTTGTTCCATCATCAGGACAAGTAATCAATACATCTACAGATTCTCCAACTGACTTTCCTCTAATATTTAAGAATAGATACTCAATATCAAAGGTTGATAATTCCTCAACTTTTATACCTTTAGTCTTGATACAATTTGAGATAACCTCTTTAACTGCATTTGCTATCTGTTTTGTATCTTCAGATTCCATCGCAAGGATCAGAATCTTTTCTTCTTTAACTAAAAATGGTCTGTATTTAATTACTTTTTTAATAGATGGTATTTCCAACTCATAAGTTGGTGTAGCAATTGTTGGTAAAGGCATAATAACCTATAAGAACTTCAGTAAAAATATTTAGAGCAGTTTAGAAAAACTCAAATGTTGACTGATATGCATTAGTAATTTGAGTAGTACTAACTTGCTTCGTTGAATTAATATCTTTCGTATTAATAGTAGTATCTTTAGTAAACGTATACTTATCTGAGTTTTGATATATCTTGGTGATTTGATCGGTACTTAAATTAGCGATATCTTTCTTAAACAAATTTTGATTTTGTGGTGTCTTATTGTTATCTTTTGATTGTGCTTCAGATAGACTACTAATTTTACCAGGAATATATCTATCGTATGTAAAAGTTACACCCAAAGTCATAATAGAAGATTCTTGATAAGATACTGAAATACTATTCATAGCACTTGGGAATAATCCAAGAAAATTATATTCTATTTCCTTTCCATAATCTCTTTCAAATTTTGTAATTTTTGTAGCATTTGATTTATAATAATTTGGATATTGATATCTCGTCACATAATTTTTTCTACTTAAAGACGATTCTTGTTTTCTCAAATTTGGAGTAGTCAGTGACTGGTTATGTGATCCACTTGCAATAAATTCCATCCAGTGCTCAAAAAATTTAAGAGTTTTATAATCCTTATCAACATAGATTTCCATTTGCATCTCAGTAAACTGACGAGTATGTGCAAATTTTTCAATTACTCCCATATAATCTATTGCTTGCATAGTTGCAAAAGAAGTTGCTGGTATAACAGCATCACGCACGAGAAGACCAGCAGATTCCACAATAAATCTAGAATCAACCCCTCTTTGCTGTAGGTAGTTAACTAACTCCCTATTTTGCCCAATACCAAATTCAACCAAGAAATGGGATGTTTGTGCTAGATTTGTAAACAGTGGTTTGATATCTGATATTCTGCGAGGTTGGACCACTCTAAATACCTATTATGAATCTTTGATTATAGTTATTTAGATGTCATATAAAGGAAAATATAAACCATCATACCCACAAAAATACAAGGGAGATCCGACCAATATCATTTATAGATCTTTGTGGGAAAGAAAATTCATGGTCTATTGTGATAAAAATGATAATATTCTTGAATGGGGAAGTGAAGAGTTAGCATTGCCATATCGCTCTCCTCTTGACGGTAAGGTTCACAGATACTTCCCAGACTTTTATATTAAGGTCAGGGAAAGCACAGGTCACATTAAAAAATATTTGATTGAGGTTAAACCAAAACGTCAAACAGTCGAACCACAAGTTCAGAAAAGAAAAACTAAACAATACATTTATGAAGTAACTGAGTATGCCAAAAACCAAGCAAAATGGAAAGCGGCAAAAGAGTTTTGTGAAGATCGTCAATGGCATTTTAAAATAATCACGGAAGATGATCTAGGTATCAACTAATGCCAAGAAAAACTCTAAAAGAAAGACAAGATACAAAAAAATCAACAGAACAAGATCTATACCCTACAGATACTGATGATACAAAAAATAGAGTGCGTTCTGTTATAGATAATCTAACTGGCAGAGAAAAACCAGATGATATTATGTTGGAACTTCTAGAAGTTCTACAAGAGAGTGGATCTCAACCAGAATCGGGAAAATTTTATATCTTTGTATATAATCCAAAGACTCCAAATATAAGATATGATCAAAATCCCCTTGTAGGTGTAACAGATTTATTTGAGTGGGGGTTTAGGGGAATTAATTTTCATTGGGGTCAACCACGTCAATATACCTGGAGTGAAGTTGCTGGTTCTCTCTATGAAGTAACTCGATCTGAACTAAAAGATTTGCAGTCTATACAATTTGCAAATTTTCGGATAAATAGTTAAAAAAATAAATGGCAAAACTTAGCGGTTATCAAATATTTCGATATCCTCGTGAGAGAATAGACGAAACTGACGACTACTTAAAAATTGACATTGTTAATTATAGACCGCCTGGATTAGGTGCGAAAGATTCTTTTAGGCTTAAATCCTCAGAAGAATCAATAAACGTTACGCAGCCTGTTGCAACCATTGTTTTGCCAATGCCGCAAGATATCAGTGATTCTAGAGGTGTTGAGTGGGGTGAAGATAAAATGAATTCGTTGGCAGCAGCTGCCGCTGGTGGCGCTGCCAATGCAATAGGGGCTGGATCCAATGTATTATCTGCTCTTGGTCAATCTGTTATAACTGGATTAAACAATATTAAAGATGTCGCACAAAGTGGAAATGCTCAAGATGCAGTTAGTTCCTATTTTGGAACTGCTGCAATTAACGCATTAACTGGTCAAGAAAATATCGATCCATTTGCAGCGTTGACTAGATCAACAGGGTCAGTTCTCAATCAAAACCAAGAACTTCTTTTCCGTGGAGTAACTTTAAGAGCACACTCTTTTAACTGGACATTTACTCCAAGATTTAAAGAAGAAGCAGATGAAGTAAAAGCAATCATTAGAGTCCTGAAATCATCAATGTCAGCTAAAAAACAAGGTGCTGTTGCTGATGGTGGAAAGGGTGTTTTTATTCAATCTCCAGATGTATATCAACTTGGGTATTATAGTGGTGGTAAAAAACACCCGTTCTTAAATGCTTTTAAAGTTTGTGCTCTACAATCTTGCAATGTATCATATACAGCAGCAGGAACATATGCAACATATGGTGATTCAACACCTGTTCAGATATCTATGATGCTTTCATTCCAG